CTTATCGACAAGATCATGTGCCTCTGAACAGGTTAGAGAAGTAGCAATCAGAAATGGAATCATGGGATGAACGCTCCGTTCCGTGACTTACTTGCGTCCCTAATGGGATGAACGATGTGTTAATACTAACACAGTTATACTATATATGCAACCAATTATGTGTAATCCGATACAGTTTACTCAACTTTATCAGGACAAAGTAAAGAATTGCGAAGATCTTTTGCTTGTAAATTATGTTCACACAATTTATTCATCCATATTCTATCATTTAAATCAACCTCACCCTCAGTTGATATCATCCGACAACAGATATCAACAATTCTATTTCTGTAATTGGTACTTAACATGTTCAATTGCTGCTGGTAATATGGCATATTCTTTTCGTTGAATAGCCTTGGTTAATGATTTAACATTATCTTCAGGAAGAATAGGAACCTCACTTTGCATGATAACCTCTCCTCCATCTAATTCCTCATTCACATAATGTACAGTGCATCCAGTAACAGGATCACCTGCTTCCATTGCTTGCTCTACAGCATGTAATCCTTTGTACTTAGGAAGTAATGAAGGATGTACATTAATAATAGGAGCAGGGAATGCTGATGGATTTTTAATCACCCTCATATATCCTGCAAGGACTATAAGATCTACTTTCCATGCCTCAAATAATTTAATCATCTCATCTTCATCTTTATGATTAACATAGCAATGATTTATTCCAAATTTTCCTGCTCTCCTTAATGCTCCACAGTCCTTTTTGTTATGGATCATTAACACAACTTCGTCATATCTACAAGTACGCACAATGTTCTCGAAATTTGTACCATTTCCAGAACACATAACGCCTATTCTCATTGACTCCAATCCTCATATGGTGGTTCTTCCTCACCAACATAATGCTTAAAGTGTTCTGTGTCAAAGTATGATGGAGGTAATGTTTTCACATCATCATATGCACCTTTCATTCTCTTCTTATTTTCTCTTTCATCTAATACTTCATTGATAAGGATCTTCATCTCCTTAACATAAGTATCAGTAAACAACCTACGAGGTGTAATAGTAGCAGGTTTATATGGTTGTGGTTTGGATTCCTTCTGCTTCTTTTGATACTCAGGATCATTGGGATCAATAGGCATACTCATGCCTTGCGTATCCATCTTAGTGTATGTCATAAAGGATTCCCATTCTTATCAAGTAAACCTAGTTTCTTGATCTGACTAAAGTTAGACTTCTGTTTCCTCTTAATTTTTTTATATTCTTTAAGAATTCTATCAACTTCACTCTCAGGTATATTAACTTTAAGTTCCTTCTCTTTATCTTCTGGAGACACAAAACCACCAAAACCTTCTGGGGTCTTTACTCTGTTCTTCTCATCAACATACTCATTAATATTCTCCTGAATCTCATCTCGAATCAGATCATTTATTTGTTGTCTAAGAAGTTCATCATTCATACCTTTCTCCTCTTCTTCTTTGGAGATGGTGCTTTATAACCCCACTGTGACGGATTAACAGTCCCATGACCATAATCTATTTTCTGTATAGAATCCTTACCAAATTTATCATAATAAAGATCAAATATTTTAACCGTAGTACCTCTACATAGATCCTTATAAAGTTTATCCTCAACCTTATAAGAAACTATCATAGTATCAGTAGGAAGTTGTTTGTTCTCTAGTTGTTCTGTAGTAGCATTTTCTGCTATTAACTGACATCCATAAGTGTGTATCAACTCCTTCTCTTCTTTAGTCCATGATGTTGTAGATTTTTCTTCCTTCTTAACTTCAGTAGTCATGATCCTCTATGTTCCCCCCAAACAATATCGGGAAATGCTTCTGCTACCAATTCTCTTGTGAGTTTATATTTTTCAGTAAGGTTCTTATCCTTTACTAAACATATAATCTTAGCCTCTTCTGGATGAAGACCTTCTAACATCTGGATAAACATTGTCTCTCTACGAAGAGAACTCAGTTCATCATTACCACCTTTAATAAAATGATAAAGGTTCTTCCATTCTCTACGGAGAGAAGTATGATCTGTTCCTACTGGTACTTCATTCTCTTTATAAGGAACTTGTCCTTCAGGTATAGCAGATTGAACTCTGTCATCAAAGTTCCAAATCAGAATTGCAGTTAAAGAATCATCCCTATACTCTTGAAGGGCTTGAACTTTCTTTGCTTTTGTCTTTTGACTATCAACATAGTCAAGAATCTCATTAAGAAAAGGATTAGGAGGAAGAGTTACCTTCTTTCCTCTAGTCGTCGTCTTCTTCGTTGTCGATGCTGTCATGATTGTTTTCAAAACGTACTGCTACAATTTCATCGGGAGATAGGTTCCCATTCTCATCAAACATTTCTGGATGAGTATACACTATCTGAGGTGTAGTTTCATATGAATGTTGTCTTGCCATCCATCCTATCATACCTCCTACCAATAATGCAAGGAATGCTACTACAGTTGATAGTGTTAAAGTTACTATGGTTGTTTCCATGTTACTCCTCCAGAGAGTTTTTATTTTTTCTTGTGATGTCCAAGTAAAAAGTAATCTCTCTACCAAAGAAAGAAAACTTTACCTGAAAGATTTTAGGTTTGGGTTTCTTCCTCCTATTACGTAACAACAATTCCACACCCTTATTGATTTCGGGTTTGTCTTTATTTAGAATCCTTTTTTCTTCTTCCTCTTTTTCTGTCATTACTGTACCTCACTGCATCTTCTAATATACTAGCAAGATAATCTCTTATCTTTCTAGCTTGAGGTTTAGGAATATGATGATATGCTTCCCTTATTTGTTTGTGACTAGAATCATTTCCCCCTTTGATGTACTCGTCAAGTTCTATCACTTCATCAGCAAGTTCTTTAGCAGTGGAACTACGTAAGAACTGATCTGCTTCTGCTTTTGTTACTCTTCGTACATTGAAATAATCATATAATCTTATCACAAACTTACCTTGGAAAGCAAGTTCTAGTGCTTCCTCTAGAACATAGTACACTTCCTCAAAGTTATTTGACATGGCATTACACTAGCTGTTTTTCTTGTAGATACTTTACAGTATCAGAACATCCACCAAGTTTCTTTCCATTCATTACGACTTGAGGAAAAGTAGAACCTTCCCCAAACTCACCGTAGAAACTTTTCTTATCAAAGTTCTGATCTAATTTATAAGTTACATAATTTAGACCAGCTAACTTCATGACTTCCTCTATCTTAGAACAGTAGGGACATCCATCCTTAGAGAATATTGAAAAGTTCTTAGTTTCCATTACTTACCTTCCGATAAATCCTGAATGGTTTGTGCATAATCCTTATCAAATAAATCAAGTCCTTTCTCTGTAAGAACATGGTTGTACATGCCATCAAATACTTTAGGAGGCATTGTAACTATATCAGAACCATATTCAAATGCTCTTGCTGCATCCCTTACACCACGTAATGATGCTGCTAGAACTTCAGTCTTTGTTACCAGTTGCTCCTTGTATAAATTGGCAATATCTTTAACCAAACAGAGACCACCAAAGGAATTGTCATCAACCCTTCCTACAAATGGTGAGACATACTTAGCACCTGCCTTCGCAGAAAGCACGGCCTGTGCCACAGAGAAGATCAAAGTAACATTAACCTTAATACCCTCAACTGATAGATTAGCACACGCTAGAAGACCATCTGGAGTACAAGGAACTTTTATAGTAGCACACTTACCAAACTTCTTATACAATCTCTTACCCTCAGAGATCATATTCTCCTTGCTACCAATAACTTCCATGCTGATATCTGTAAGACCAATATCCTTGATCTCTTGATAAACATCCTCATGATTTCTACCACTCTTTCTAATAAGTGTAGGATTAGTTGTGATACCATCAATCAAACCAGTGCTCCAACACCTTTTAATTTCTGACACATCTGCAGTATCAAGAAAAATTTTCATTCATCTACCCTCCCTAGATTTGTTTCTGATTGTAATGTGATTGCCTTCTATAGCAATTTCAAGATAATCTCTATGATCCCAATCAAGTTGTTCATAAAGAGCATCAAGCTTCTTCATGTCATCCCACAGATCGGTGGGTGTTGGTTCACCCCAGAATGGATTATCTTCCATAGATCTCCGTTAAACGAACTGTCTTAATTTAGTTAGTATAATTTTATACGCTTCAACGATATTACCTTCGTCCTTACGGAAGAGGTCTTTGTCGAAGCGTTCTTTTGTACCCTTCTTCCAGAGTCGCATGTTGTCAGGTGATAGTTCATCAGCCAAGAGTAAATTGCCGTGAGCATCGTAACCAAACTCCAATTTAAAGTCAACAAGGTCAATACCACAAAGGGTGAATAGCATTTGAAGGTGAGTATTTACCAACAATGCAGCATCAATAAGTGGTTGAGTATCATATCCCATTAGTTTAACCCTATCAGGGGTAAGTAATGGATCATCTTTAGCATCATCTTTTAGAAAGAACTCTACAATAGGAGGGTTAATTAAAATTCCTTCTTGCAAAGTAGTCTGTCTAACAATAGATCCTGCCGCAATATTTCTTACAATAACCTCTACAGGAATGATTGTCAATTTTTTACAGAGTAATGTATCAAGACGAGGACAATCAATATAATGTGTTCTAATACCACGCTTCTCCATGTGTTCAAAAAGAAGTGCTGATATAAGACAACATGTTTTACCTTTATCGTCAGGGAAATCTACTCTTCTACCATTACCAGCAGTAACCTTATCATGAAAATGTATATACACTTTCTCAGGTTCATCAGCCATACGATAAAGAGATTTTACTTTACCTTCATTTAATAAACATTCTGCTGTTAAGAAAGGTGCTCCCTTTGTATAAAAAATATTCGGTTGGTCTTTTGAATCACCACTCATACTATCCTTGCCATATTAAATCAGGCATCTGTTGGGGTGCCTGTCTACCCACTGTGAACATTAAGATAATATAACATAAAAACCATATTATGTTAAATAACCACGCTTGTCGCCAGAGATATTTTCTAATACCCATAGCAACAAAGACGTTCCTTACATCTTGAGGAGTATCCTCATCACCCCTTGATCTTAAAATCTGTTCTATCACTACTGCAACTAATGTACCTATCACTAATGGATAGAATACAAAGTTTGCAAATGACATAATTGCTATAAGAAAAGTCATTAGTCTAGCGATCCTAAATCGTTGTGTCTTACTGGTCTATGATCCTTCATACCATCATGATTACCATCAGTAGGCATCTTACCATAAGCACAGTATTCAATAGCCTGAATAGATCCTTTCAGTCTATCTAGATCTCTCTCAATTTTTATATACTCTAAGTGAGCATCTTCTAACTCAACCTGACGATCTTCAAGTTGAGTAGTTCTTTTATAGAACCTTTCTAGAAGTTGTTCAAAGTTTTCAGTGTCTTTCATAGTTAGTTACCAATCAGGATAGTCCCATAAAATAGGGCCTTTGTCTTTCTTGCGATGTTTTCTACAGACTCTTTTAATTGTACACTCTTTACACTCATATGAATAGGAAGATGCGAGTCTAACATTCTTTCGAGTCTTATAATAACCGTCTATTAGATTTTTTTCAACCCCACAAACCCTACACTTACGTTCTTGTAATAATAAGTGAGCAAGTTGAAGTTGGTCGTCTAATTCCATGCATTAAAAAAGACCCTAAGATAATTTAGGGTCTTTTAAATATTAGGTTTTATTAACCTATAGAAGGTGCAACAAGTGCGACTTCAGAAGTCTCAGCAGCTGCTAAGTCAAGAGGGAAATTGTGAGCATTTCTCTCGTGCATAACTTCCATACCAAGGTTTGCTCTGTTAAGAACGTCACCCCATGTAGGAACAACTTTACCATTAGCATCTA